AGGCAAAACCAAATTACTAGAATGGACTTTGTTGGTGGGGCAACTGTATTTAGATTTAGTACCATATCACCTAATAGAGGTGCAGTGTATGGTCGAACAGTTTGTCAAGATGACCGAAGAGTATTTTTCTATGCTGACGATGGTTTTTTTGAAATTAATGGTGATAAAGTAATTGCCATTGGTGCTGAAAAAGTAAATAGATTTTTTGAAAACGATTTAAACAAAGCCTACACTGATAGAATAGTTTCAGCAGTAGATCCTTTTAACACATTAGCTTTATGGTTATATCCCTCTAAAGATAATACATCTAATACCACAGGGATCTGTGATAAATTATTAATTTATAATTATGTAACTCAAAAGTGGAGTACAGCACAAGCTAATGCTTCAACAATATTTACACAATTTGTAGGAGCTTACACAGTTGAGTTAATGGATTTAATATCAGGAAATTTAGAAAATATTAATATTTCTCTTGATACAGATTTTTGGTCAGGTGGCCAACAATCATTAGGTGCTATTGGCAGTGATTTTAAAGCAGCTATTTTTTCAGGCACAAATTTAGAAGCTGAGTTAGAAACTACAGAAAAAGAATTGTATGCTGGTTATATAAGTAATGTAACTGGTGTAAGGCCTTTAGTAGATGCAGAGGCAACTGTTATTTTAAAAACAAGAAATAGATTAGCTGATACACCCACAGCTTCAAGTTCAGTGGCTATGGACTCTAGTGGTTTTAATGGAATTAGACAATCAGGCCGATACGTTAGAGCTAATGTAAAAATAGCTAGTGGATCAGTTTGGAGTCATGCTCAGGGTGTTGATTATGAATCTACACAAGGGGGTACAAGGTGAGTGAGAAAAATATTGATAATGTTAGATACTCATTTGAAACCCAAGAATTTTTTCAAAGACAAATAGAGGAAGCGATCAATACATTAATTAACAAAAATAATACTGAAAGCGATAAGGCTTTTAGTTGGTTTATGAATTAAAAATATGTCAGGAATAAAAGATTACTCAACAACTCAATCATCAAACACTACATTAAATACCATTAATGTTGGTGAGGGTATGTTACCCTCAAATCTTAATAATGCCATCAGAGCATTAATGAAGAATACAAGAGAATGGTTTAATGACAGTCAATGGGTTGAATATGGCGATGGTGACGGAGCATACACAGCAGCTTACGGATCAGCCACATCATTTACTATTAATGGTGTAGATGTTAGTGCAATTTATCATCAAGGCAGAAGAGTTAAAGTAATAGATTCAGCAGCAACTTTATTTGGTACAATTTCAAGCTCATCGTTTTCATCAAATACTACAGTTAATGTTACATGGGACTCAGGATCTTTAACTTCAGGAGCTATTTCAAGAGTTTATATAGGTGCATTATCTAAAACAAATAATTCAATACCTACTGGTATTATTGGAACTGTTACATTAGTTGATGGTTCAGTTACAACAGTCAAACTTGCAGATGATGCAGTTACCAATGCAAAGATTGCTGACAATGCTGTTCAAGCATCACAAGTAAATGCTAATGCAGTAACCGAAGCAAAAATAAATGCTGCTGCTGTAACGACAACTAAAATTGCAGACAACGCAATAACGACTGCTAAGATTACAGATGCAAATGTAACAGCAGCTAAACTTGCAAGTAATGCAGTAAGCACAGCTAAGATAGCAGATGATGCAGTAACGATTGGTAAAATTGCAGATGCAGCTATTGTAATTAATTCAGAACAATCAGGCCACACACCTGATGATAATACTTTTTATACAACATCAGCAGCTAACAGTAGATTTATAAATGCTGATACATCAGAATTAATAAACTCAGGTCAATCTTGGTCAAGTAATGATAGCTTTATAGCAACAACAGCAGCTATCGATGCTAGAGTTATAGATTTAGTTGATGATGTTGGTGGTTTTGTTCCTATAGCAAATGAAACAAGTTTTCCAAATGTAAATCCTGATGTTAATAATGGTTTAGGAACTATTGTAAGTGTTCAGGCCTTATCACAAACTTTTACAGCAAGTGGATCAGGTGTTGTATCAATACCTAATGGTACAGTTGGTAATTCAACAGTAACCTTAAATGGTTGTGGAGCTAATGCTTCTTTGCCATCAGGTTTTGGTATTTTAGTTGAATCAACTACAACACAACATACATATAATTTTCATAGATTAGTTCCAAAAGCTACTGAAGTTACTACTGTTGCTTCTAAATCAACTGAGATTGGTAGATTAGGAACAACAGATGCAGTTGCAGACATGAACACTTTAGGTACAACGCAAACTGTATCTGATATGAATATACTTGCAGCTATAAGTGGATTAAATACTTTAGCTTCAAACTCAGCTAATGTAACAACAGTCGCTACTAATATTTCAGGAGTAAATAGTTTTGCTGAAAGATATAGAGTTGCAAGTTCAGCTCCATCATCATCATTAGATGTTGGCGATCTTTATTTTGATACGACAGCTAATGAATTAAAAGTTTATAAATCTAGTGGTTGGGCTGCTGCTGGATCTACAGTAAATGGTACTTCAGCTAGATTTAAATACACAGCTTCAGCTAATCAAACTACATTTACAGGATCAGATGATAATGGAAATACATTAGCTTACGATGCTGGATTCATCGACTGTTATCTTAATGGTGTAAAATTAGTCAATGGAACTGACGTAACTATTACATCAGGTACATCTGTTGTTTTAGCATCAGGTGCAACTGCTGGGGATATTCTTGATCTTGTTGGTTTTGGTACATTTAATGTTGCAGCGATTGCAGCTACATCTATTACATCAGGCACATTAGCAGACGCAAGACTGCCAAGTACAATGGCATCTAAAACATTAACTGGTGCAAATGTTACAACTGTTTACAATGGTTTGATTGCTGGTGGTGATGGTGGTTCTAATGATGGTCAAATTGAATTACGATGCTCACAGAATTCCCATGCGGTGAAAATTAAAGCACCGCCCCATAGTGCTGGTCAATCTTATACTTTAACTTTACCATCATCTATTACTAACAATTATTATTTAAAAACAGATGGTTCAGGTAATTTATCTTTTGCAGAAGTTCCTACAGAAACTAAACCAACTGTAGCTAACGTAGCTCAAACTATAGCACCAGCTACAGCGACAACAATAAATATTACAGGAACAAATTTTTCAGGAATACCAAGAGTAGAATTTATAAAAGCAGATGGTTCAGTAACAACAGCTAACACAGTTAGTTTAACAAATGCTACAACATTAGCTGTTAATGTTACTTTAGCATTAGGAAACTATTATGTAAGAGTAGAACTTGATGATGGTAACTCAGGTAGAAGTACCAATGCAATTATTACAGCTTCAACAGCTCCAAGTTTTTCTACAAATGCTGGATCATTAGGAACTATAGCTGGTAATTTTTCAGGAACTGTAGCAACGATTGCTGGATCATCTGATTCAACAATTGCATTTTCTGAAGTAACGTCTGTATTAACAAATGCTTCACAAGCTAATTGTACTTTAAATTCATCAACAGGTGTTATTACAACTTCTGATTTTGGTGGTAGTTCAACTACACCAACAACTTATAACTTTACTATACGAATAACAGATGCTGAAAATCAAACAGCTGATAGAGCATTTTCATTAACAAGCTCATTTGGAGCAACAGGTGGAGGACAATTTAACTAATGGCTAACACAAAATTAAATAGAACAGCAGGATCAACAGGTAATAGAAGAACTTGGACTTGGAGTGGTTGGGTTAAAAGATGTCATGATTCAAAAGGAACTGATCCTAAAGGTGGATTATTTGCTACTTATACAGATGGTAATAATAGATTAGATTTTGGTATTGATGCTAATGATAAATTCTTTTTTAAAGAAAAACAATCATCAACAAATATAGATTTTACTACAACAGCTGTATTTAGAGATTTATCTGCTTGGTATCATTTTGTAGTAGCAGTAGACACAACACAAGCAACAGCTTCAAATAGGGTAAAAATATATGTAAATGGTTCACAAATTACTGCTTGGGTAGATAACACATATCCTAGTCAAAACTATGATACTCTAATGAATGTTTCAGGCAGAACTTATTTAATTGGTACGACTGATGGTTCTTCAAATTATTGGAATGGATTAATGTCTCATGTTCATTTAGCAGATGGAACACAATACGCAGCATCTACTTTCGGTTCTACAGATGCAACAACTGGAGAATGGAAAATAAACACATCACCAACTTTTACTCCAGGAACTAACGGTTTTACAGTTTTAAAAGACGGAAGCACAATTACGGATCAATCAGCCAACTCTAACAACTTTACATTAGGTGGTGGTACACTAACTAATTCTGAAGATTGTCCTAGTAATGTATTTGCTACAATAAATTACCAGTATTATGTAAATAGAGCACAATCAGTAACTTTAAGTAGTGGTAATACAAAAGTTGTATCATCAGGTAATAATTGGAAAAATTTTGTTTCAACTCTTTCAATGGGTAGTGGAAAATATTACTGCGAATATAAAGTTGATGCTTGGAATAATAGTAACTTACAGTTTGTGGGTGTAGTTGCTGACTGGCTAAATTTAAACAAAAGTTCACATCCTGACAGTTTTGCTGGAAATGCCACAAATGGTATTGGTTATGCTATGAACGGAAATTATACTTATAATAACTCAGATACATCAGGTGGAGCAAGTTATGCAGCTAATGATATTATTGGAGTTGCTTTAGATGCAACAAATGCAAAACTTTATTTTAGTAAAAATGGCTCATGGCAATTTTCAGGAGATCCATCAAATAATTCAGGTGGTATAAGTATAGCTGCTAACTTAAATTATTTCTTTGTTTTTGGTCACTATGGTTCACAAGGTGGATCATTTAACTTTGGCAACGGATTTTTTGGAACAACAGCAATATCTTCTGAGGGAACTAACGCATCAGGCATTGGTAAATTTGAATATGATGTACCAACTGGCTTTGCAGCTTTATCAACGAAAGGATTAAATAACTAACATGGCATTTACAAATATAAATAAAAGTTCAGATCATTTTACTACACATATATATACAGGTAGTAATTCAGCTCCTAATGCACAAACTGGTATTGGACATCAACCTGATTCTGTTTGGATTAAACCAAGAAATTTAGCAAACAGTCATAGATGGCACTCAACTCTTTTAACTGCTCCTGATTATTATGTAATGCCTGAAAACACAGATGCAGAAGCTACAAATGATAACTGTATAACTTCTTTTAATAGTGATGGTTTCACACTTGGAAATACTGATAATGGTTGGAACGGAAATTATAACTATGTGTCTTGGAACTGGAAAGCCAACGGACAAGGTTCATCAAACACAGATGGAAGCATAAACACTACATACACTTCAGCTAATACGACATCAGGTTTTTCAATGGTAAAATACACAGGCACAGGTTCTAATGCTACAGTAGGTCATGGATTGGGAGTTGCTCCAAAAGTTGTGATGATTAAAAATTTAGCAAGAGCAGAAAATTGGTTAGTAGGTCACAGTTCATTAGGATTTACAAAATTTTTATCAATAGATATAACTAATGCTGCACAAACAACATCAAATAGATTTAACGATACTGCTCCAACATCTACTGTATTTAGTGTTGGTACTTCTGATGGTTCAAATAAATCAGGTGATAGTTTTATAGCTTACTGTTTTGCAGAGAAAGCTGGATTTTTTTCTGCTGGATCTTATAAAGGCGGAGGTAATGCTGATGGCAGTTTTGTACAGACAAATTTTAGACCTAGTATGGTTATAATTAAAAATTATGAAACTACAGACCAATGGCAAATGTTTGATAGCAAAAGAGGTATAAATGGTGCTATGGGTTTTGTTTATCCTGATAGCCATGAAGCAGAAACAGCAACAGTACCAATGGATATATACTCAAATGGTTTTAAATTTAGAGATACAAGTCAAGCAAGAAATGGAACTAATTATGATTTTATTTATATGGCTTGGGCAGAAGCACCAATAGTAGGAAGTAATAACGTACCATGTACAGCAAGGTAATTAATATGAAAAATTTTGGAGGTCAAATTGTCTAAAGCAAGAGATCTAGCAAACTTTGTATCAGGAACTAATAGTGCAATCACTACTACACAAATAGATGATGATGCAGTAACTAATGCTAAGATAGCAAACGAATCTATTACTATAAATGGTTCGGCAGTTAATCTTGGTGGTTCTGTTACAGTTGGTGAAACAAAACCAACAATCTCTAGCATAAGTCCAAGTGTTATTGAAAATACTCAAACATCTGTTACAATAGCTGGAACAAACTTTGTATCTGTTCCAACAGTAGAAGCTATAAATTCAACAGGTGCTATTGTTAGAGCTGATGAAGTTTCTTTTAGCTCTTCAACGTCTATTGTAGCAAAATTTACTTTACCTGTTGATGGAACATATTTTGTAAGAGTTGAGAATAATGATGGTAATGCTGTTAGATCATCTTCTGCATTATTAACAGTTTCAGATGCTCCAGCTTGGACTACTTCTGCTGGATCACTTGGAAGTAATGCTGCTGGTAGTTCAGTTTCTTATACAGTAGCTGCAACTAATGCTACTAGCTTTGCAGTACAATCAGGTTCTTTACCAGGAAGTGTATCTTTAAATACTTCTACTGGTGC